TATACAGGTGGAACTTTTGATTTGTTTCACATTGGTCATTTAAATCTTTTAAAACGTTGTCATGAAATTGCTGGATTAAATGGTCAAGTTATTGTTTCTTTAAATACTGATGAATTTATTGAAAAATATAAAGGAAAAAAACCTTTAATCAATTATGAAGATCGTAAAGCAATTCTTGAATCATGTCGTTATGTTGATTCAGTTATAGAAAATTTTGGTGGCGTTGATTCTAAAGAATCTATTGTTTTAGCGCAACTTATAGATGTAATCGCAATAGGTTCAGATTGGGCAAGAAAAGATTATTATAAACAAATGAATTTTACACAAGATTGGTTAGATGAACAAGGAATAAGTTTAATTTATATTCCTTATACAAAAAAAATTTCAAGCACTCTTATAAAACAAAATTTATGATTTTAATAGGAACAACCCCAGATCGCTCTCATTGGTTAAAAGATTGTATAAATTCACTTAAACAACCTTGTGTCATAGTAAGTGATTTTAATTTTGAATTAGGTAAATTGCATTGGGCAAGTAAGCATTTAGATGACAGGTTTTTCTTTTTTCAAGATTCTATAATTTTTAAACAAAGCAATTGGATATTTGATTTGTTAGAGAATTATGAACATGTTTCTTTAACAGCAGATCCTGTAATTTATGGCACTTATATGGGTATTTACGATCCTAAAATTTTACGAGAAATTGAAATCCCTATTCCTAAATCAAAAAAAGAGTCTATAAATTATGAATTATCTTGGACAAATTCGTATGTTAAAAAAGTTGGTTTAGTTCATGTCGCTTTTCCTGATTTAACTGATTCAAACGCTAAACGTAAAGAAGTTAAATATGGTCGAGAAAACCTTATTTTAGAAAATGATTACCTTATTAAATTTAAAGGTGATTGGGGTCAAATTGTGCATTAGACTAGATTTAAAGAGTTTTGGAGTTTTATGGCAATCACAAACGGATACGCAACTTTAGCCCAAGTTAAAGCCGCGTTAAGAATTACCGATTCAACTGAAGATGCATTATTGGAATTGGCTATTGAAGCCGCTTCCAGAGCGATCGATGGCAATACAAGCAGAAATTTTTATAATGCTGGAACGGCAACAAGATATTTTACAGCCGAAGATGATTTTGTATTACAAACTGATGATTTGGCAGGAACAGCAATAACTTTACAAACTGCCAACAATGCCGATGGCGTTTATGATGTCACTTGGACAACAGGCGATTATCAACTTGAACCATTAAATGGAAATTCTGATGGCATTGCATGGCCTTACACAAGAATTAGAGCAATTGGAAATTATTTATGGCCTATTTTGGGTGGGGAAGCATTGGTTAAAATTACTGGTGTTTGGGGTTGGACATCAACACCGATCGCCGTAACTCAAGCGTGCGTAATTCAATCATCAAGAATTTACAAACGTTTAGATTCACCTCTTGGCGTTGCAGGATTTGGAGACATGGGAGTTATGCGTGTAACACGTGACCTCGATCCAGATGTAGCACAATTAATTGGAACATATAGAAAAGTTCGAAACATTGGCTAACATAACAAATATTCGTTCAGGCATTGCAACACGTTTGGCAACAATTTCGGGATTACGTGTTGCAGCAACACAACCAGATAATCCCAACCCACCTTTAGCAGTAGTGATTCCTGATGGAACAAAATACGATGACACATTTGGTCGTGGAATGGATACAACCACATTCCGCATCATTTTAATCGTTTCACGCGCTGCTGAAAAACAAGCACAAAAAAGTTTAGATGCTTATTGTGCAACAACAGGTTCAACAAGCATTAAAGCCGCAATTGAGGGCGATAAAACGCTTGGTGGAACTGTATTCGATTGCCGAGTTACCGAAATGCGTAACTATGGACAAATTAGTGTCGGTGATGTGACATACTTAGGTTGTGAGTTTGTTATTCTCACTTACGCGTAAGAAAGAGAAAGAGAAAAAACATTATGGCAAAGTTCGCTGCTACGGACTACAAGATCACCATCAATGGAGGAACTTTTTCAACAAATTTAAATTCTGTTGAATTAGCGCTTTCTGCCGACGATTTGGAAACAACAGCGTTCGGTGGCGAATGGAGAACCAGAATCGCTGGTTTAAAGTCAGGATCATTGACTTTAAACTTCATGCAAGATTTTGGTGCTGCTTCAATTGATGCAACTTTGTATCCACTATTTGGAAGCAATGCAACCGTTGTTATATCCCCAACATCATCTGCAATTGGAACCGTAAATCCGGGTTATTCCGCTGTATTTTTAGTCAATGCTTACAGCCCATTTGCTAGTTCAGTTGGCGATATAGCCACACTTTCTGTTACATGGCCATCCGCTGGTACAGTAACAAGAATAACTGCATAACAAAAGTAATTAAGGAAAAAAATGTTTCTTAACCTGCGCATTACTTACAATGATGAAACCACAAAAGATGTTAAATCTGTTTGGGATGATTTCATTGCGTTTGAAGATGAATTTGATTTACCATTTACAGTTGTTATCGACCCAAAAAAATCACGATTAAAACACACAACATGGTTATGCTGGCATGCCGAATTACGTGAAAAAAATACTGAACAATCTTTTATTGATTGGGTTAAAAAGATTTCTCATTGTGGTTTTATTCCGGATAATGAGGTTGAAGATGTCCTCCCCCTGGGGAGCAAAGCGCGCACTGGCGCTTAGTTCATCTTTGTTACGAATTTCATTTAAGCCCAACACAATTAGTAAATGAATCGCCTAGAATGATTAGAACGATGGAACGTTATTTGCGCTGGCGTGCTACGGAATTAAATAAACCAAGGAAGTAACGTCATGGCAATCACCGAAGTCCAAAAACAAGGCGCGTTTGGTGAAATGCGTTTAGAGGGCGCAAAAGAATTTATTCAAGCATTAACAAAATATGAACGTAAAGATTTAAAACAAGCATTGTTTAAAGAAATGAAAGACATTGCTAAACCAATTATTAAAGATGCTGAAATGTTTTTACCTACACAATCAAACACATTGTCTGGTTGGGGTGGAAAAAATACATCATCACAAGTTAATATCGGTCCGGGTGAACGTTATCAATCGGGTCCAAGCAGTTCCAGAACAGGCACTTGGGGTTTTCCTGTTTATCATGAACGCACCGCTAAAAAACAATTAAAAGTTGTGGTGGGTGGAAGAACAAAAAAAGAAAGCAAAGCGCGTGGTTCAGATTTTTACACAAATTTGTTATCTGTTATTCAATGGGATGGCGCGGCTATGGTATTTGAATATGCTGGTACAAGAACAAATAATAAATTTGCTCGAGCGTTGCAATCAAAAGGTTTTGGTCGCCCTATGCGATCCCTTTTTAAAGCGGTAGATAAACATCGTCAAGATGTTCAAACAGGTGTTAAGTCTGCGATAATTAAAGCAGAACAAGATTTTAATTATCAACAACAGAGAGTTAAAAAGTAATGGCAATTATTGCAAGTATTATTTCCACATTTGACCCAAAAGGTTTGAATAATGCCCGCAGGTCTTTTTCGGCATTAACTGATTCCAACGTTTCAAGTGCTAAAAAACAAAAGATTGCTATGGGTTTGTTGGGTGGCGCTTTTGCAACCGCTGGCGCTGCTGCAACTGCTTTTGCTATAAAAATTGGTCGTGATGGTGTTCGAGCAGCGTTAGCAGATGAAAAATCTCTTGTCATGCTTAATAAGACTCTTACAAATTTAGGAGTCGGTTTTCAATCTGCTGCTGTTGATGATTTTGTTAATAAACTTCAATTTTCTACAGGTGTTGCCGATGATCAATTAAGGCCGGCATTAAATCGGTTAGTTTTGGCAACAGGTTCAGTAACGCAAGCACAAGACATGTTAAGTCTTGCTCTTGATGTTTCAAGTGGTACAGGTAAAGATTTGGAAAGCGTCTCCGTTGCTCTTGCAAAAGCAGCCGGGGGGCAATACACAGCATTGCAAAGACTTGGTGTTGGTTTAGATAAATCTATTCTTGAAACTAAAGATCTTGATTTAATTACAAAAACTTTAGGTGACAGATTTTCCGGTCAAGCATCTGCTGCTGCAAATACTTATGCTGGTCGTTTACAAATTCTTACTCTTGGGGCTGAAGAAGCAAAAGAGGCCATTGGTTACGGATTATTAGATGCGGCAGAAACAGTTGCAAAAGCCTTAGGTTACGATTCTGGTGGTTTGGCACAATCTTTGGCTGATACTGGCGAAGAAATAGCAAATTCAATTCGCGAACTTGGATACCTTACCGCCGGTTTAATAAAATTTGCAGATGCAGCAACAAACGCAAATGATGAATCTAGTTTTTTTAGTCGAAGCATAGACGCTATAGGTGATTCTGCGTTAAAAACTAATCCAAAATTACAAGTTTTAATTACAGCGTTGCAAATGATTGGTTTATATGGCAGAGAAACAACTGTTGGGCAAACCCCCGATCAAATTAGAAATCTTGCTCGTGGACAACAAGCCATGCGTGCTATGGAACGTGCTCAATCAGATGCCAGAATTGCAGCACAAGAGGCTGCAGAACAAGCACAAAAAGATGCTGAGGCTGCCGCGCAAGAAGCACAAAGAAATGCAGAAGCAGAAGCAAAAGCATTAACAAGTCGTTTGGAACGTTTAGCAAAAGTTTCTGAAGATTTTGCCAAAACAATGGCAGGTTCTAACCCTCAAACAGTTCAAGGTTCTTTAGATAATGCAAATAAATCTTTAGAAAATATGCGTGCGTTGGTAAACAAAACTTCTTACGTAACTGACGACATTACTGAAAACTTTACAGAATTATCATCTGTCGTGGGCAACAATTTAACTTCTGCTTTTGATATGGCAAGAAATCAACTTGAATCTGCTCAATCTGCTTTTGCTGATTTTAAAGACGCTATAAGTGGTTCAATAAATGGTGCCATAAATTTTGCATCCGCAATTGAAGAATCTGATTTTCTTTCAGGATTGCAAAAACAAGCCGATACGGCAATTAAATTTTCTGAACGAGTGGGTAAATTATTAGAACTTGGTTTATCTGAATCAGCGTTACGTCAAGTTTTGGATGCTGGTGCTGAAACCGGTATTGCAATTGCTGACCAAATTATCGCTGGTGGTTCAACTGTTGTTCAAAAAGTTAATAGCCTAGTTTTAGCGGTGGAAAATGTTGCAAATATTGTTGGTGAAACTGGGGCAAAACAATTTTATGCCGCTGGTGTTGCACAAGGCGAAGCGTTGGTTGAGGGTATTCGTCAATCAATTATTTCAGCCGCTTCAGATATTGCCGCATTAGCCGCATCGTTAAGTTCAACAACAATTACGGTTCAACCACCGGTTGTTACAACAGAACCAAAACCTGAAACCAAAAAAGATGATAAACCAAAACAACAACAATTAACAAAAACTGAAAAAATTGTTAAAGCCGCTGGCGGTGCTGCTTCGACACCTGCAAGCAGAAGTTATACCGCGATGGCTGCCGCAATGGGATTAATTCGTTTGGCTGAAGGTGGAATTGTTGAACAACCAACATTTGCGTTAATTGGTGAAGCCGGACCGGAAGCCGTTATTCCATTGAATAAATCAAATCAAATGGGTAACACAATTAATATAACTGTTAATGCGGGTATTGGAACTTCTGGCGCTCAAGTTGGGCGTGAAATTGTTGATGCAATTAAAAAATACGAAAGAACATCTGGCCCAGTATTTGTGAGCGCATAAATGTCTGTTCCAAACACAACTGTTGAAATTGGTTTTGATTTATCAAGTCTTGGTGGACCATTTTTTACTTTAGACGATTCTGTGCAAGGTGTTTTAGATAATACAGAATTTACTTTAGGTGGAACTTTATTTTATGATGTTTCACAATTCCTTTTAGGTGTTCAAGTTTCACGTGGTAAAAGCAGAGAATTGGATAGATATAACGCTGGACAAACAAATGTTGTTTTAGATAACAGGTTAAGAACATTTGATCCTTTATATTCCGCAAGTCCTTATTCTGGTCAAATTGTTCCTCATCGTGAAATTCGTATTAAATCAAATGGCTCAGCAGTTTTTTATGGTGTTATTGATGATTGGAATTTAGATTATTCGCCAACTGGTGATAACACAGCAACCGCTATTGCATCTGATGGTTTTACATTATTGGCAACACAATCTTTAAGCGCACATACGGCAACATCGCAATTAACTGGCGATCGAATCAATGCTGTATTAAATCGTTCTGAAGTTAATTGGCCGCTAACAAGCAGAACTGTTGAAACTGGTAAAGCCACTTTACAAGCAGATGTAGTTGAAGAAGGAACTAACGCTTTAGAATATTTACAAATAGTTGAAAAATCCGAACCGGGGTCTGTTTTCATTGGTAAAAATGGTTTTTTTAATTTTCAAGAACGAACACAACAAATATCTTCAACAGCGGTAAAAACTTTTGCCGATGATGGAACTGGTATCGATTTTAATAACTTGCAAGTTGTTTATGGTTCAGAACAATTATATAATCGCATTGTTATTACTCGCGTTAATGGTACAGCGCAAATTGCTGATGATACTGATTCACAAAATCAATATGGTATTTCAAGTTTAGATCAAGATAACCTTTTATTAACAACAGATTCAGCATCTTTAGATTTAGCAAATTATCTTTTAACCCGTTATTCTGAACCTGAATACCGATTTGAAGCAATAGAAATTCAATTAGCAAATCTTTCAACAGCGCAACAAAATGATGTTTTAAGTCTTGAATTAACCGATGTTGTGAGGGTAAAATTTACCCCCAATGGCATAGGATCGGCAATTGATCAATATGCTTTAATAACGGGTATAACTCATAGAACAAATTCCATCTCACATTCCGTTACAATAGGATTAAGCACATTAGATTATGCTAATTTTGTATTAGATGATTCTGTGTTTGGGCAACTAGATGACGATAGGTTAGGTTTTTAATGGCAATTAAGACATTTACCGCAGGTGAGGTTTTAACTGCTGCGGATACAAATTCGTATTTAAATAATTATCGCGCCGACCTTGTTTCTCCTGCTGAAACAACATTAATTAGTGCTACAGGTGCTTCCGGAACCGCTATTTGTGATATAGCAAATACTTCTGTTACTTATTACACATCCAATGCCAGCGCAAATTTTACTCTTAATTTTAGAGGAAGTTCGTCTTTAACCGCTAATTCATTTATTGCAACTAATGATGCTGTTACACATGTTTTTTTAAACACTAACGGAACTGCAGCATATTATCCGACAGCGTTTCAAATTGATGGAACAGCAGGAACACCAGTTTGGCAAGGCGGAGTGGCACCAACAGCGGGTAACGCTTCTTCGATTGATGCTTATTCTTTTACGATCATTAAAACTGCTGCGACTCCAACATATAAGATTCTGGCTTCGCAAACCCAGTTCAAATAAAGGATCGTTAGATGCCTATTGTTGGTTCTTTTGCTGGTGCTTCAGCACGCGCCTATGGTTTAGGTGCAGGTGTAACTGGTCCAGGTGACTTTGAATCTATTGCCACAACAACTGTTGGCGCTGGTGGTGTTTCAGATGTAACTTTCAGTACAATTCCAGCAAGATACACACATTTACAGTTAAGAATTATGGTTCAAGAATCAATAGATACTGTTGCTATTGAGTTTAATTCTGATACTGCCAATAATTATTCAAGACATTATTTAGAGGGTGATGGTGGCGTAGCGACTTCTGGTGCTACTTCTTCAACAAATATGATTTTTGTTGCCACAACTTATGGTTCTAGTGGTAATAATTTTGGCGTTGCAATTGTTGACATTTTAGATTACGCAAATACTAATAAATATAAAACTGTTAGAAGTATTACTGGTGTTAATAACAATGCAAGTTTTGGAAAAGTTATCTTGTATTCAGGTAATTGGCGTTCAACAAGCGCTGTTACCACTATTAAGGTAAGGTCAAGAACGAGTGGTACTTTAGTGCAGTATTCTTCTTTTGCTTTATATGGGGTGAAAGCGTAAATGCCTACAACATATGAACCGATAACAACACAAACACTTGGAACAGCAATAGCCTCAGTAACTTTTAGTTCTATTCCACAAACATACACAGATTTAGTTGTTGTGATTAACCATTCAGGTGCTGGAGATAACTTTTATTTTCAATTAAACTCTGACACAGGTTCTAATTATTCTGATACTGGTCTCGTTGGTAATGGGACAAGTGCTACATCTATTAGAAATAATAGTCAAACTAGGGCTATTGTTGGTGGTTCTTATACAAGTAATATGGGTGTTAGTGTTATTAATTTTATGAATTATTCAAACACAACAACAAATAAAACAATAATTAGTCGCAACGGCACGGCTTCAAATGTTACTCGTTTGACGAATAATTTATGGCGTTCTACGGCCGCTATTTCTACTATTTATTTTGTTTTGGCTACTGGGAATTTTGCTGTTGGTTCAACTTTTACTCTCTACGGAATTAAGGCTGCATAATGGCAAATACTTTCATTAAAATTGAAACAATTACTGTTGGCACAGCCATAGCAAGTATCACTTTTAGTGCTATTCCACAAACTTATACAGACTTGCAATTAGTTATCTCATCAAGAACTTCAAGAGCCTCTGATAGTGATGGACTGTTCATAACTTTTAATTCTGTAACAACAGGTTATACGCAAAGAGATGTTCTTGGAAGTGGAACTGCTGCTGTTAGTGGAAATACTTCACTTAGATATATTGGTGAAACTCCAGGGAATAATGCTACTGCATCAGTTTTTGGAAACGCACAAGTTTATATTCCTAATTATACTTCTGCAAATAACAAATCTTATAGTGTTGATGCTGTTGCTGAAGATAATGATTCAAGTGCTTATGTTTCTTTAGTTGCTGGTTTGTGGTCAAATACTGCTGCAATAACAAGTATTGGAATCAGTCCTCAAACTGGTCCTAACTTAAATCAATACACCACAGCAACTCTTTATGGCATAAAATCTAGTTAAAAGAAAAGGAAAACAATAATGACAAACCCAACAAAACTCGTAGTCGATTGCTCAACAGGCATCACCGAGGAAATAGAACTAACAGATGCCGAAGTGGCACAAATGCAAGCAGACGCAGAAGCCTACGCTGAAGCCAAAGCCGCAGAAGATGCAGCGAAAGAAGAAGCCGAAGCCAAAAAAGTTTCAGGCAAAGCAAAGTTGAAAGCACTTGGTTTAACTGATGCTGAAATAGAAGCGTTGGTGAAATAATGAAACCAGCCGTGATCAAAGACATAACACTGAGAAGTTTTGCTTTATTTTTGGTGACAGCACTACCAGCAATCGGTGCAGGATCCTTTATCGGAGTCGAACCATTAAACTCAGCCGTAATTGCCGGAGCGCTTGCAGTCTCAAGAGTTGTAACAGATTTGGCAAAAGCGTTCCTTGATGACGGCAAACTTACCCAAGAGGAAGTTGACGCAATATTTAAAAAAGCAAACAAAAAAGAGGAAACAAAATAAATGGGATTACCGATCGCAAATGGAAAAATTACAACTGCATATAAAAAACTTGGCAAAATGTGGTCCAAGGGATATCACACCGGAGTCGACTTTGCAGTCCCACAAGGAACAGACATCATCGCTGTTGCTGATGGCAAAGTTGCTAACGCTAACTGGGGAAAATCCTACGGAACACAAATCGTGCAAAAAATTCAAGATCAAGATATTTGGGTTATTTATGCTCACTTGTCAAAATCGTTGGTACAACCAGGAGACGAAATTAAAAAAGGACAACACATAGGCGAATCAGGCAACACAGGCAATTCAAGTGGACCACATTTACACTTTGAAGCACGCAACAATATTCGATGGTCAGCAGGTCAAGATGTGGATCCAAAAACAATACTAGAGGCATAAACTGCGCAGGAAGCGCCTGCGAATAATATTAGTCCTCATGATCCTAGCAATGCTGAACAGCAACGCCTGGGCAGACGAAACACAAATCAACTTAGATCCACAAACCCCATATGTTGACATTCCCATTGAAGCAACAGAACCGACACAAATAACAATTCAAACAACAAACGGCACACCACAAACAAACCCAGGATTCATAGACTCATGGGTGGAACTTTGGCAAGGCGTCAACAAATTATTTGCAAACGATGACGGAGCGCACTCAGCCACAAATGTTTTAGCCTCATACATAAATGCACCAATACAAGCAGGAACTTATTTTATTCGCGCAACATCTTTTGCCTGGATGGCAAGCAACCAAACACAAACACCAACAGGAACTTATTTATTGACATGGAACGGAGTGATCACAATACCTACTGCAAGTCCGAGTCCAACTCCATCAATAGAACCGACACCAACGATAGAACCAACACCAACACCAACACCAACAGAAACCGAATCACCTAGTCCGACACCAACGCAATCACCAACAGAACAAGTGTCACCAACGCCCACTGCCACCGATTCATTTACGCCAACCCCAGAACCAACAGCATCAGAAACACAAGAACAAACAAACCGACAGACAGAACCCGAAGCGATCGTGCCTCTCGAAACTCCATTGCCAATACAAGAGCCAGAAACGCAAGATTTATTAGAACAAGAGTTAGAAAACCAACAACAAATACCTGCAGACCAGTCAAATGAAACTCCAATTGTTGATCAACAATTTACACCTGAACAGATCCAAGAACAAATTGACGTAGAATACATTCAGGAAAACACGATAGAATTATCCATACCAACCTCGTTGGAAAATATTCCTGGACTCACAGAAATATTTGCTGCAACCGAAGCCATACTAAATGTTGGATCAGACATGACACAAGAACAACGTGAGGAATCACAATCAGTTGTGATTGCCTCTATCGTCTTAACTCAAATTGCGCAAATATCTGCTGTAGCAGCCACAACACAAAGAACAAGAAAGTAAAAAATGGACTGGGTAAAAAAATATCTGATCGCATTTGCATCCGACACATGGACATATGTTGGATTGCTAATTGCATATTTTACGCTTGACGGATCTGCTAAAGTCGTCACAGGATACCTAATCCTTGGTGGATTGATTATCTGGATGATTTCATTACCATGGAGAGACGAATCATAAATGATAATTTTGGAAATAGGTCAATACGCAGCAGCAATTAGCGCCACCCTACTTTGCGCAGGCATGATTGTTAAATACGGAGTCCTCAAACCGATCAAACTTTACATAGATCAAGCAACCTACCCGATCCATCCAGAGGCAAACGGAGGACGCAGCCTCCCAGACGCAATAGCCGGAATTGCCAGAATTGAGCAAAAAGTCTGCGCCATTGACGAACGATTGACACACCTAGAAACAAAAACACGCAACAAACGATAATTGTCAGGCCCCTGGGGTAAATTCAAAAAACAAGCCAAAGGAGGATCATGAACAATCAAATCACAGACTTACAAAGAGAAGCCGATTTGACTGATTTCAGATGCACATCCTGCCAAGGCATTAACTGCAATTGCGATCAAGAACCAGGAGAACCAGATGGCATTTGATTTAAGTCAATACGAAACGGTCGACACAAGGATTCACGAATGGTATGAAAGGTATCCAAACGCACGAATCGAAACAGAATTAGTTGCTCATTCAGAAACACAATTTATATTCAAAGCATCCGTGTACAAAGATGCAAATGACGAAAAACCTGTTGCAACTGGTTGGGCTGAGGAAAAAGTTGGAACAAACGCAATGATGAAAAACTTTCTAGCAGAAGTATGTGAGACAAGTTCGATCGGTAGAGCCTTAGCCAACGCTGGGATGAGCGCGAAAGGCAAAAGAAGCAGCCGAGAGGAAATGGAAAAAGTAGAAAGACTAAACATAATTGAACCGATCTCCAGACACGTAGGTGGAATGCCTCTATCAAATGCGATCACAGAAAAGCAAGCAGGATACGTCAAAACAATTTGTGAGGACGCGTTTGTGAACACAGGTTGGAGAGAAAACCCTGAAGCATGGAATCATGTAACAGAATGGCTAGGCAATCCAAGAATCATAAAAAACGCAACGGAACTTAGCAAATCTGAAGCATCAAGGATCATAAATGACAAACGAAATTCTACAGGCGTCACGAACCTGGAGAAATTCTTGCAAGGAAAACAACCTGCGAATCGTGATCCGTGGGAAACACCCACAGATTAGAAACAAAGGACAAAATGAGTGATAGAAACACTTATCTTGGCAATGCTAGACAACACGCAACAAGCAACAGATGAAGCAAGAGAAAGAACCAGAATAATCGCAATAAGCAGTAGGACAAGAGATTACGTGTCCTACGCAAAAGCAATGATCAATGATCCAAAAGAATTTCGATGCTTGGATCAACTCTATGAAAAAGAATCCAGTTGGCGCACAGCCAAGGATCCACAATACGCAGACAATCCAAACTCAAGCGCCTACGGAATACCACAAGCGCTTCCAGGGAAAAAGATGTCTGCAGCAGGATCAGACTGGAAACACAATCCGATCACACAAATTAGATGGGGATTGGAATATATAGAAAAAAGATATGAAACACCTTGCAAGGCATGGAAACACAGTCAAATCAAAGGCTGGTACTAGTAAGATAAAAATAACCTGCGCACAAAAGGGATAAAAATGAGTCTGGCAGAGGAACTAAAAAAACCAGTAAATCAAAGAACCAGGATTTGCACGATCGCAATAATTAAATCACAACTCACAAAAACCGATAACGAAGCATTAGAAATAGCCATCCAAGATATAAGCATCCCATCCTCATTCATAGCAAGAGCATTAGTAAATGAGGGCTACAAAGTCAATGGTCAAATCGTGGCCAGACACAGACGAAAAGAGTGCAATTGTGTCGCTAAATGAATCACTAAATAATGAAATGCAAGATTCAGAATTAAGCAAACAGAAAAAACCTTACGCAGAGATTAGCCTTGACGGAGGAGAAATCTACACAGGTGTATTGGAAGCACCGATCGCAGATGACTGGTCACCGATCCTGAAATCATTTGGATTAGATCCAGATGTGTTTATGGTTGTGGATGACAAAGTGAAAATGTCAAAATGGCAACAATCAAAAAGAACAGAATCGGGCGACCGTGACATTGTTTGGTTATACGCATACAAAGCACAATTTACTCGTAGAACAACACCAAAGATAACAGAAAACGAAATAGAAAACATAAGAAAACAGATCAGTAAATGGAAACCATCAAAATACAAAAACAAAAAAACAAAAGAACCTGAAACAACATTTGTGATCAACTGGGCTGACTGGCAACTAGGCAAATCAGCAGGAGGAGGAGTGGACGCAACAATAGAACGAGTCTACGAATCATTTGACAAAACAGTCCAAAGAATAAAAGACCTACGACAACTTGGAAAAAATATTACAGAAATAGCAATCTGCTCACTCGGTGATCCAATCGAAGCCTGCACAGGACATTACGCCAGCCAAGAATTCTCAGTGCAAGCAACACAAAGACAACAACTTTTACTAGCCCTAGACCTGTGGACAGCAGGAATAAAAATGATTGCACCACTAGCCGAGAAAACAAAATTTGTAGCAGTGCTAAGCAACCACGGAGAATGGCAACGCAGAAACGGAAAACAATTCACCACAGATTCAGATTCAGCAGATGGCTTCCTAGCAGACACAATGAAACGAATCTTTGCCAACTCAGAACTGATCACAGAATGGGTGATCCCACATGATGAAATGTGTATACAAACAGAACTAAGTGGAGTCCCAGTCGCATTCACACATGGACACAAAATAACAGGAAAAGAAATAGATTGGCTCAGAGGACAATCAATAAAACTGCTACGAGATTACAACAAAGAACCAAAACTGTGGATCACAGCACATAAGCATCATGTCAAAGTGGACGACATGGGAATGTGGTGGAGAATGCAATGCCCCAGCCTTGACGGAGGATCCAAATGGTTTGAGGACATCGCAGGAATGTGGAGCACGCCAGGAACGCTAACATTCTTGGTAGGAAAACACGATAAAAATTATTGGTCAGATATGGAGATCCTATGACAAAGGAACAACTAGCAGCAGCGATCAATCACACAATTCAAAATGTTGAAACCAGGATCCTAACAATAGGCGCAGAACAATATGACAACAAAACAAAACAAAAAATTGAAAGCAAAACCATCACCGAGATCCTGGACGAAGCCCTGGCAGAATTAGACGACTGCCTAGCGTATACTGCCTATACAAGGATTCGGGTGGCCCGACTGCGTGCGAGGCTATCCGAACATGAACCAGCCATCGAGGTCGCCTCTACCTGATGGCTGAATGCGCCTCCCGGACTTTCCCCTGGGCCGGGAGGGCGCACCCATACGAACAAATGTTCAATTATAACGATTGTATAACTCTTCTGAGAAACACCCAAAAATACTA